CGCAGAGGCTCTCGCGCGTCTCCGCCTCCACGCCACACCGCCGGCAGGTCCGCCGCGGGACATGCACGGGCGCCACGTAGGTGCCCTGCGCCCGGTCGCACGCACGACAGAGCCCCCGCGGCCATTGTGCCCGTTTCACGCCGCACTGTAGGCAGGGCCGGTCGTCCCCGGGCATTTCGTTCGCCTCCGGTCAGCGTCCTGGCTGGTTGCGCTCCTTGAGGAGCTGCGCGCCGCGCGCCCGCGCCGCGGCAATCTTCGCCGTCAGACTCACCGCCCCCGACACCTCGACCCGATCGACCAGCAAGGCGAAATGCCGCGCCAGGTCATTCAGCGCCCGCGTCTTGTCCCAGAGTTTGACTTTGAGTACGCGATCGATCTTCCCGTCGCCGGCCTCGGCATTCTTCAGCACGACCTCGCAGGCCGCGATGGCCGCCGCCGCATCGTCGCTCAGGTCGTGCAACGGAATCAGCTCGCCGGCCGGCGTGAACAGTTGCCGGATGTCCGAGAAGGCGAGCCGCCGATACTCCTCGAGCACGCGCTCGGCGGTGAGCTCGGCTTTCGCGAGCTTGCGCGCCGTGCGCCGCTGGATCTCGGCCTGGACGGCCCCGTTGCCCAACAGCCGCGGACCCTGCACATCGGCCGTCGTGCGGCTGTAGCCGGCGCGGATGGCGGCCTGCGTGGCGTTGAGGTCGACCAGATACTCGGCGACGAACCGTTGCCGCTTCGCACTCAGGGCCATCGCGTCACCGTTTACCGATCAGACCGACCGCCCACAGGCCGACCAGCACCGCCACCACCACCAGCACGAGATACGACAGGGTCATGGGGCGTCAGACGAGAAACAGCGTCGCAATCCAGCAGGCGAGCCCGGCGGATTGCAGGTTGCACCGCGGCGGTGACGGCACGCCGAGCGCGGACAACACAAAGCACACGAACGCAAAGACCAACAGGAGCAAGCGGAGCATCGGCATGGCGTCCTCCTTCTCGGTTACGGCGTGACTCGCGCTTTGGCTGCCTTGCGCCGCTTCGCCGCCTTGCGGGCGCGGTCCTTCGCCGCCTGGGCTCGAGAGCGCGCAAAGAGAGCGAGTACGAAGGCGTGGGCATCCTTTAGTGACGAAAACATCTGATACGTCGCAAATTGCCAGACGCGGCCCCCGGTGCCGTCATCCGTTTCCAGGCAGGTGATGCTCTGGAACCCGCTCTTCTCACTCCAGTCCGAATCATGAATGATGCCGTTGATGGTGATCGGTTCTGGATGCGTCCACTTCCGGTTCGGGCTGCCACTATGCTGGTTGAGTTCAATCAGCCACGCCACCACGGGCCAGCGTTCGGTGCAGATCGAGGCGTCGTCAAAGCTGTAAAACCGGATCACGGCTGTGTGTGTCGTATCCGGCACGACGACCGGCGCCAAATACCGCCACGACAACGCCATAGTTTCACAACGGCGATTACGGCGTGGGGTCGCTGCCGGTCAGCACGATCGGGCACTTGCCGACGAACGGCAGATCGACATACCCGCGCATCAGGCGCCGCTCGACCGGCGTCACCAGCAATGCCTCGAGGTCGTCGAGGCGCCGGCCGAGCGCCTGCATCCGGAGGTGCTCCGTATCGGCGAGCTCGGTGATCATGTCCTCGAGATGCGCGAGGCGCGCCGCAAGGGCGGCCAGCCGCGCCGCTGTGTCGGTCGGGACGGTGAGGGTATCGGGCATAGAGACTCCTTCAGGCGGCGTCCAGCGCGCCGCTCGCTTTCTTCGTAGAGCGCCAGCCAGCAGAGCTCACGACAGACGCGGGCCTGCGGATCGAGGTAGAAGCAGACCCAGCCGCGCCGGCGCAGCCAGGCGGCCATCCAGCGGTTCGGCGCGGTCCACACGTTCTGCCACAGGATCATTACGAAGCAATCTCCTGCGCCCGCATCCCCGCATACCGGCGCAGTTCGCGCGCATGTTCGGCGAGCGTGACCGAGTTGCGTTCGAACTGTGCGGCTTTGGCGAGGAGTTCCTCTACGGTGGCTTGTTCGGTGGGAACCTCGACGTCGACACCGTCGCGTCGCCAGACGTATTGCGATCGAAGCAGGTTGAAACCCGGCAAAAACGGCTCGTGCTCGTCGCCGCTGGTGTCGGCCGGCTCGAGGTCGTTGATGCACGCGGTCACCAGTTTGCGCGTGTGTGTGTAGCCACAGAAGCGCCAGAACGCGACGTCTTCTGGCTCGACCGTCTGCCTGTCGTCGTCACTCTGATACGCGAGGCCGGCGTGGTGATCCTTGCAGATGGTCTGTGTCACCCACGCCGGATGGACCGGCTTGCGGCGCGCCCGGAGTGAATCGATCTGTTTTTGAATGGTCGCGCGAAGCTCTGTCTCGGTGTATTTCCTCAGCATTGGGCGGCCTCCGATGGAAGATGAGCCAGTAAGGTGTTTATCCACGACTCCACGACCGCAGCATCGGCGCGCAACAACCCCACTTCATGCGGCAAGACGGCGCGGCCGACGACCGGCGCCGGATGTTGTTCGCAGAAGACGGCGAGCTCATGGAGCACCCCGAGAATATGCGTCGCCTCACGGAACTTCTCGGGCTGCGGCGGCTTCGAGGTTTTGCCTAACTCAGCGAGCTGCGTCACGGTGGCCGGCGGCGAGTCCTCGACCGCGGCCTCAAAGTCCTCAGCAGGCACGTTCGCTACGCGTACGGCTTGCTTTTCCTGATGCTCGGACATCCCAGCTTGTTCGGCCGCTTGCCGTTGTGTAATAGGGTGGGCGCCCGCCCCATTCTTCCTCGGTGCCCCGACGCCCTTGTTGAAGGTCTCCAGCAATTCGCCGCACCGACGGATCGCCCTGGCGCTGATGCGCGTCGCGAAATCGTGGAGGGTGGTGTCGTCGGCCTGCTTCGCGTAACTCGCGATGGCCGCCATCTTGTCCGACCAATCCTTGCACTCGTCAATGCGGTTGCACCGCGCGAGAGCCTCAGTGGCGGCCTGGTAGTTCGCCGGCAACGCCGCCGCGCTGATGCTCGGGAGCTCCTGCCCGCGGACCCTTGTCAGTTCCATCAGCCGAGCCCTCCGATCGGCTCGAGCATTTTCCGCACGTTGCCGCGCGTCCGCGCCAACACGATCCCGGCGGCGAGCGCGTGCATTTCCTCATCGGAGAGCAGTAACCAGTTGAGCGTCTTCTGCTGCGCCCGCAGGTAGCCATACTGCCGCGCGTTCCACGCCTGCGCCTCGTCACGGACCCGCCGGCCGGTTCTGACCCGGTCGTTACCGGGTCGTCCCTTCGGCATCGTCAGTGCTGCGCGCGTCATGCGGGCGCCCGGCAACCGCGGCGCTTGGCGCGTGCGGCTGCCGCCACCCGCTGCCGATGATGCGCCAGGCAGTCGGCGCAGTAGACGCGCGTCGACCGCGGACCGCCGCACCCGGGACACTGGCCGGCCCGTTTTCGGCGGTAGTAAATCTGCTCGACATCATGCTTCGCCATGATGGAGCTCCAACTCCGGCTGCTGGTGAATCTGCGTGTGCCAGTCGGCGACTTTCGGAATGTTCGTATCCGGATACATCGAAAACCCCGTGCCGTCGATCGAATCCGCGCCCGCCTTCAGCGCCAATTCGTAGCGCCGCTTTCCATTCACGCGGCCCCAATGCACCCAGATCCCGCGGGACTTCGCGTAGCCACACAGCCCGCGCACGTACTCGCTTTCCTTGAACTCGGTCGTCCCGCCGATAAACAACGCGCCGCGTCCGTCCTTGAGGTTCGGCATCCGCTCTGGCGTCAACCCGTCCTGCGCGACGAACGCCGGAATCCAGCCCAACCCTCGGAGCAACCGTGACCAGAACGACCAGCGAGCGAGCGTCGCCGCCGCATCGCCCACGACATCAGGCGCCGTGACAAACCGACACGTCTGATACCCCGGATACCCCTGATACGGCTGATACCTCTCCAACATTCGCATGTAGGCGCCTTCGTCGAAGCCGCTGAACGCCCCGTTGTCCATCGCCCACGGCACGGACAGGTCGAGTGTCGCGGGGTCGTTCCACTGCCGAGGCACGACGAGGTGCCCGACCGATGCCGATCGGGTGAATCTGGTCGCCCCTGACACGAACACAATCAACGCTGGGCCTCAGTGTTGCGCGTCCACGCCCGGCCGCAACGTGTCACCCGCCACGATCGGCGGCCGGCCCCGTCGACGCGGCGCCGCCGGCGGCTCGGGCGGTGTCTCCGCGGGCGCGGCGGCCGGCTCGAGCGCGAGCGCCCGTTGTTGCGGGTTGAACGTCACGAACCGCTGCTGCGTGTGCCAGTCACACACATACTCGAGCTCGCGCGCACTCGGCGGGCCATAGCTGACGTAGAAGACCAGGCCGAACCCGTCGACGCCTTTCTCGGTCCGGACGCGGACGCGGGAGATGTCGCAATCGCACAGCACGATCTGCTCGGCCATCTCAGGCAGCAGCCCGATATGGAGCTGCTGGCGCGGCACCGTGAGGGCGAAGTGGACCGCGGCCAGTTTCGGTTTCGGCGTCGCGTCGCCGAGCGAGAACAGGAGCGCCCGCACATCGGGATCGAGCGCCACGGCGAGCCCCGGTGTGAACGGTTGCACGCGCAGGGTCAGGTCGATCATCTTGACCTCGTCGCCGTTCTTCTGTTTGACGAGGCGATGGCGGATCGCGTCGAGATAGCAGCCGACTTTGTCGTCGTCAAACAGTCGCATCGTGCCCTTCCTTTGCGCGTCCGGTGTGACGTTCTGCGTGTGAGGCGCTGCGCGTTCCCGGCGCTCGAGCGCGCGGCGTTCCTTCGGTGTGTAGCCGTCGACGTCGTAGGTGCCGTTGAGCACGAGCGGATCGTCGGCGGCGAAAATGATCATGTCAGAGGCTCGCGGTATCCAGCCACCACGCAATGAAGAACGTGACGCGCCGGCCGTTCCCCCGTGGATCGAGCAGTTGCCCGACGACCAGCGGATCGCGGCCGACCTGATTCGTCACCGTCCCGACCTGATCGAAAATCCGCAACGCCATCGCGCGCTGGGTCGCCGCCAAGACCGCGGGTTTCACGAGGGTCACCGGAAAGTCGACCGCGTCGTAGTCGTCGGTGACGTAGCGCTGCACCAGCTTCTCTTTGCCGTCGACGACCGCGGTGTGCGTCTCATCGCGATACCGCACGCGGTCATCGACGTAGCGGCCCTCGCCGGCCGCCAACAGTTGCGGAGTCGCGGCAAACCCGCCCCACCTGGAGTCGCGCACCTTCTCAGGTTGGCGCTCGCGATCGACGCGCACCGCGATCACGTCGATCGGGAAATTCGGCACGACGAGATAGCCGGCCTCGACCGCGGCTTTGAGCTTGTCGTAATACAGCACGCGTTTCGCCGTGCGGTTCAGGGTCGCCTGAACACTCGCATGCTTCCAGCCGTGCGCGGTCGCGAGCTCGAGATTGGCCTCGAGGTCTGATCGTTCCGTCTCGAGCGCGGCGATTTTGCGGTCGCACCAGGCGACGAGCTCGGCCTGCACCCCTGGCAGTTCCGACGGCGTCAGCGCAACGAGCGTGCAATCATCGACGTCCATGTGTGGTGTCCCTTCGGTCATCGGCGCCGGTCAGCGTGCCTCCGCGAACAGCGGCAGCGGCGCCGCCGGCACCACGGCCGGCTGCAGCCCCGCCGTCCGCGCGACCTGAATCTCGACCCGCGGTGTCTCGCCGACGTCCGCATAGAACTTGCCGAGGACCGCCTCGACGACCTGGCGATCGTCCTGATAGACGACCTGGCTGAGCGCATCGGACACGCCGCGCGCGAGCTTGTCGAGGTCGGGCGCCGTGAGATGCGCGACCGCCACGCCCCGCCGGCAAAACTTCTTCGGCCGCGGCAGGTAGAACGCCATCGACAGCCGCACCGGGCCGATCAGCAGGCCGCGCTCGTCAGCCGGTAACGCGCCGAGCGCGCGACTCGCCCCCTCGGCGACGAGTTGCGACCACGACTTCACCGATCGATTGCTATCGGTCACGATCGGAAACTTCATGCCCGGCATGTGGATCGCGCGCATGTTGCCTTTCGGTTGCGCCACGCCGTAGACCGTAAACGCGAGCGTCATCGTCATGTCAGTTCTGAAACCCCGGCATCATCGCGCGCTCGACGTTCACGAGGTGCGTCTCGTAGCCAGCCGCCAAGCCTTCGCCGAGCCCGCGGCGCATCTCGTCGCTGGACAGCCCGATCAGGAAGCTGCCGATCGCGACCCGCACCGCCATGCACTCAGCAAAGGTCAACGCGCGCCCGTTCACCGTGATGTCGGGCTCGACCCAGCCCGTCTTAGCGTCCCTCGGCATGCAGCCCTCCATGGCCGGCTCGCGCCTGCGGTCCATCGATGAGCACGAGCGCGATGGTGACCTCGTTCGGCTGCTGCTCCAGTTCGATGTCGGCGAGCTTCCGCAACACGTTCGAGAGAAACTGATCGCTGATAAACAGCACCAGCGGCGCCGTGCTCGGACGCGCGATGGTGACTCGCCACTTCGGCACGACCTGCATCATGGCGCCACCGGCCAGGAGTCACGGTCCACATAGCGGCCCTGCACGGCGAGTTGCAACGCGCGCCCGCCGTAGTCGTCCGCGAACCGATTCGGACGCCCTTCGACGGTGACCCGATGCCCGCGGCGGCCGGCGAGGTCGGGCGGATCGGGTTGCGCGAGCAGAGCGATGAACCAGCCCCACCGGGCGCGTTGATCGTCAGTCACCGTCATCAGCCTTCCTCGCCCGGCTCGCGCTCACGCCCCATCGGCTGCGTGCGGCGCGACCAGTCCAGCGGCAACAGCCCGAGCCGCGCCACGTCAATCGGCGGCGCCGGCGCTTGGACGATCGACGCCGGCAGGTCCGGCGGCACCGGCCCGCCCGCACACACCCCGCACCGCACTTTCGTGAGGTGCCCGATCGTCAACACCGCCATCGGCGCGCCGATCGCGATGAGCTCGCGACACACGCCGCAGACGCGCGGGCGGCTCGATCGTGCCCACGTCATGCCGGCACTTTCTCGCGGGCCGCGCGCTCGAGCAACTCGGTGTAGAGCGCGGCGGCCTCGGCCCGTCCAATCGGGGACGAAGCACCGGCGTGGTGCGGCGTTTCGCGACCGGTAACGCGGCGGCAACATTCCCTAACTGCCACGAGCGATCGACCCGTGACGTGCTCGACATGCGCGATAGCCGCGCCGACAGCGGCACAGTCGTAGGGGAGACGCAGGCGAGCGGCGTGGGTCTTCAGGTCTTCGGCGAGGTCGGCGTAACAGGCCCAGGACGCGGTCTTCGCGAGCTCGTGCAGGAGGGCCGCGAGGACGGGCGATTTGACCTGGGTTTTAGGGGGCATGGGCACCACGGTTTCGGGGTCTGGTTTCGAGGGGGGAATCGGGCCGCGGTTTTGTCGCGGCCCTGCACTAATTGTTAATAAAACCCCTAGCTTCCCGACCGATCCCGGATCTAGTTAATTACGTACGTCCTTGCTTGTACCAAGTACCAAGTACGCACCCTCCGTTACCGCGCCCGTGACCGGCGCTGTGACGGTGCGCGTGGCCCCGCGCGTGACGGTGCGCGTGACCGTGCGTGAGACGCCGAAGTTACCCCCGGCTGTTACCGCCCGGGTTGCCGTTCGCAAGCCGGCCACGATACGCTCGCTGCTTCGTCGCTCGGCGAGCCGCCGCGTGGAGCACTTGATCGAGTGTCTGATTCCGCCAGCCCTCAGCAGTCAGGACGAAGCGCCGAAGCACGACCGCGCGCAGTTTGGGCCACTTCACCGGATCACCACTCGCACGTCCCAAGAGGTGTTCGTCGTTGGGAATGCAGCCGCCGCGCACGCGCGCCTCGTCGAGCAGGTTGCGATAGGCGCCTTGCTGCTCGAGCGTCATGTCCGTAAACGCCGTACTGGCCCGCCACCGATCGACCCACCACATGTAGCCGAACTGCCGCGGGCGCTCAGTCATCGTCTGCCTTTCACTCACGCCGCCACGCTCCGCCAGGTCGGGTCCGGATCGGGAATGTGCAGCCGGTAGGCCGAGCGCGCCAGCTCGCGGCACTGCGTGCAGTAGTCCCAGAGCGCATCAGCCTCGAGGTCGGCCGTGCTCGGCACGACCACGCCATCGAACTGCTCGCCGGTGACCTCCGAGACGAACGACACGGGCTGTCCCAGGAACTTCGCCGCCAGGACGGCATGCACGACCTCGGGCGGTTGATGCGTCGCGACGGCAAGCGCCCGCAGGACGACACCGCGGTAATACCGTTGCAGCTTCGCGCTGCGGAGGCCGCGCGCCGTGCTCGGCACGACCGTGAGGACGATCCCCCCGTTGGGGATCGTCTTCAGGTCGTCAGCCGCGGCGGCTTTGTCGTCCAGCCGAAGCACGCCGTCGGTGATCGTGCCGGTGGCGACCGCCGCGGCTTTCATGCCGCCGTCCCTTCTTCCGCCTTCACGATGACGGCGCGCACCTGCTTTGCTAGGGGGCTGTTGTAGTCGAACGAGTAGCGTTTGCCTCGCGCATCGATTTGGTCGAACGCCACGATCGCCTTCAGCACCTGGAGCAGCTCCGGCGCCGCGACGATGAGCGGGCGATTACACGGCGCCGGAGCT